AAAACAAATTCTTGGTTCTGGCCCTCAAGTGAGAATAATGTAATGGCTAAACTCCAATAATGGAAATCGACCTTCCTTATGAACTCGAACTCCGTTCCTATCAAACGAACAAATGGAACAAAGCGGTCCATGAGGGAGTCAACCGAATCATGTCAGTATGGCCCCGCAGGAACGGAAAGGACCTCGTCGATCTCAATATTCTCATCGCACGAGCCCATCAACGTAGAGGATTGTACTTTTATATGGCCCCTTTCTACACCCAAGTCCGATCCATTATATGGAAAGGTACAGACGGGTCCGGAAAGCGTTTCCTTGATTACATCCCTCGCGAGCTAATCTCAAACAAACATGAGACTGATCTCCGAATCGAGCTCAAAAATGGTTCCCAACTCCGGTTTGTTGGATCTGACAATATCGATTCTATCGTTGGGAACAATCCAGTGGGTGTGGTTTTCACTGAGTTTTCGCTTCATAAACCACAAGCTTGGCATTACCTTCGTCCAGTACTTGCTGAAAACGGAGGATGGGCAACTTTCAATGGTACGCCTAGAGGACTGAACCATATGTTTCAACAATACCAGCTCGCTTTGAGAGACCCAGAGAACTGGTATGTGGAATACTTTACTCGCGACGACACCGGCATTCCTTCCCTCAAAGCGATCGACATCGACCGACGCTCTGGAATGCCGGAGTCACTTATACAGCAAGAATACTACTGCTCCTGGACGTCATCGTCCGAGGAGACTCTTATCCCGTTGGACATCATCCAACCAAGACTTACTACTCAGTTGCCCCACGACTACCTGTCCATCATCCCCCAACCTCCTCGTATAATGGGTTGTGACGTTGCATACGCGACCCTTGGGGATCAGGCAGTCATTGCGAAGCGTCAGGGTCGCCTACTCCACCCCCTCTTAAAATTTCAAGGGTTTGACAACATGTCTTTTTCATCGCGCATTGCTCGAGAAATTGAAGAGTGGCGCCCTGACGCTGTTTTTGTAGATTCCGGTCGAGGTGAAGGTGTTATCTCTCGACTACACCAGCTCGGTTATTCTTCTCTCGTCATACCTGTGCACTTTTCTGGCAAGCCCTTTTCTGATCTGTATGCTAATAAGAAAGCTGAAATATGGTGTCGTACCCGGGATTGGATCGCGGACGACGATACGCCTCCTTTACTGCCACATGATGAGCAAATGATTGCTGCTCTTTCAGCCCCAACATTCGAAATCAATGAGAGAGGATTTATTCAAATCGAGGGTAAGAAATCACTTCGCAAGAGGAACGTCAAGTCAACCGATGAGGCGGATGCCATAGCCTTAACTTTCTCAGAGGACATTGAACCTGGTGAATATGCATACCTAGGAAATGAATACTCCTCGATTATGGTACAATCCCAGAAAAGGGAATATGATCCCATGAACTACTTTAACAAGGATAAGGAGGAGCGTTATGCAAGTAGTTCAGTCTAAAAAGAACAATCGAGTCTCCTCTGCCTCAATGGTAGGACAACATTCTTATCGGACAGTGCATGTAACTTCCAAGACGATTTTCCTTGCTCAAGATTATTGGAATCGACTGAATGTCGATGGTTTGGCTCGAACAGCTTTTCCGGAAAAAGATGTTCGTACTATGGAAGAATTTACCTCAATGGCTATGGACAACTACAATGTTCTTCTAATTGTCATTGACCGAAATAATGAGCCGACGGCTCACGTTAACCTTAATGGGTTTAAGGGAATGTCTGCTTTGGTGCATTTTTCTATTCTTAAGAAGTGGCATGGGCCGTTAGCCATTCAAATGGCGAGGAATGTGTGTCGTCAAATTTTCGAATCTGAGAGAACCCCTGGCGTGGATTACCTAAGGACCTTAATAGGGGTCACGCCCGTGCGCAATAAGTTAGCTTGTAAATTCATTAAACGTGTTGGCTTCAAATCTGTTGGAACGGTACAAGGTTGTGTAATTACCGATGACTCATTTGAAGACGCCATGTTATCACTCTTACATAAAGGCGAGGTATAATCATGCCTAGAGGCGACGGCGGTCCTGCAGACAGAGGTTTGGTTCAGGTTGGCTACCGCGGGCCATGGTTCCGACCAGATTGGGCTCAGCAAGCTGCCCAATATGTTATAGATACGACCCCTTTTGATCCTGGAACTCCATCATCATCATCATCACCCAGTTTCGAGATGCCGAGTTTCGATTTTCCTGACTTTTCTGAACAACTAGCTTCACTCGAACAAGCTCGGCTCCAGGCGGCGGTAGAAGCTCGACGACAATCGAACTATTCTACCATCGATCAACTTTGGTCTGATCGAGGTGCAGCTGTTAGTTCAGCCATCGGTGAAGTAGATAAGCGTATCGGCCTTGAAAGCGACCGAGCGAGACTCGTCGGCCTCGATTTTTCAATCACCGACGAACAGAGGACTTCCCGAATTGAAAATCTATTTGCTGAGTTGTTTTCTCAAGAACAAGAAGATCAATTGGGAGCTCTTGTTGGTGAGTTCGGAGACCCCAGCCAATCCAATAAACAGCGTTTGGCAATCGAGACCGGAGGCCGACCTTACGAGGGAACATTCCTCGTTAATAGAGGCACGATTACTGGAGCTGATTCGACAAGCGGTGGTGAAGGACCAGGATCAGGTCCGGCAGCAGGAGGTGCTGTAGATCAACGCGGAAGATTGTCAGAGGGAATTCTTGGACTTCTCCAAGATGAAAACCAACAGAATTTGTTAGGAGTATAACATGGGCGGTAAAAGTAAAGGCGCACCTCCTCCTCCGGCTCCTCTTCCTCCGGCAGCAACACCGATCGACCCTATGTCTTTCATGGGACCGATTATGGGCATGATGAATCAAGTCATGCAGCAAATGGCTCAATCTCAAATGCAAATGTTTCAAATCCTCCAGACGACGTCCGCTCCCCCGGCTTTGGAAAATAATCGGCCTACAATCGATTGGGATGCCAAACGACAAGAATTGAAAGAGAAACTCGAAGCGAATCCTGGAGAAGATCGTACACTTCAAGGACGTTCTTCTACTGTTTTAACTTCAGTTCTCGATGACGATGATTCTTCAATTCTTAGTGTGCGGCCTGGAGGCACTAGCTAATGCCAAAGAGGATTGATGTCCAACGTTTACAACAAACCTACCTTGATTTGTTGAACGAACGACAGGATTTCGAACCCGAATGGCGGAGTATCAGTGAGTATATACTACCAGGGCGGGGTATAAATTATACTTACAAGAATTCTCGTAAGCGCAGATTGACAACTACTAAGGTTGTCAATCCTACTGCTAAAGATTCGCTTCGAGTGTTATCTGCTATGCTTCAGGGTGGATTGACGAGTGCTGCTCGCAACTGGTTCCAACTAGAGTTCACTGAAGAAAAACCAGATGCACTCAACCAATGGCTTTTTCAAGCTTACAGAACATTGGTTAAACACTTTGCCAGTTCAAATCTGTATTCATCGATCAACATTTTCTATACTGAATATGGAGGTTTTGGAACATCATCTATGATGATGTTAGAAGATCCTGATACTATATTTCGATTTGAACCGATGACTGTTGGGGAGTATGCCATTTCTTTGAATTCTAAAAACCGGTTGAACAAGTTTTTTAGGGTGTTATATTTGACAGCTTCGAAAATGGCTGAGAAATTTCCGAAATCAAATCTTCCTACTGCTGTTAAAGAGCAATTAGACAAAAAAACCGGATCAACTCCTGATGGCGAGCCTTATTACCCAGTAATTCACTGCATTTACCCTGAATCTTACATTGATAAGCCACATACTTCTGTATATTTCATGTTTGAAGCCTCTGATCAGGTAAATACGATCTCAGAACCGAGAGAACCACTTTTGGTCGGCGGATATTACGAAATGCCAGCTTTAGTCGGCCGTTGGGACGTAATTGGCACTGATACCTATGGTTTAGGTCCCGGACATGAGTCTTTACCGAATGTCAAGCGATTACAGGAGATGGAAAAGTCTTTCCTCCAAGGAACGCATAAAATGATCGACCCTCCGGTCAATGTCCCAGCTAAAATGAGGGGAAAACAGGATTTACTTCCTGGAGGTGTGAACTATTACTCCGATCCAAATCTTACTATTAAAACTGCATATGATGTTCAATTAGACTTTGCTGGTGTTTCAGCAGCCATTGAACGAGTTGAGAATCGGATCGAAAAGAACTTTTACAACGACCTTCTCTTAACTGGACAACGCGATCCAAATGCTTCACCTTTACGAACAGGTCAAGTTAACGAACAAAGTGATGAACGGATGGTTCAACTCGGTCCTGTAATTCAACGACTTCAAAATGAGGTTTTGGAGTCCATGATTGAACGTGGTTTCAACATGCTTGCTAGAGCTGGTCTTATGCCTGAGTTACCCCCTCAGTTAGTTCAACAGCTCGGATCGTACGAGATTCGTATGATATCTCCCCTTGCGCAGGCTCAGAAGCTCTTGGAAGCACGATCAATTCAATCGTTCATGGGCTTCGTTGGTGCAGCAGCCCAACTCAACCCAGAAGCCCTTGATCGGTTGGATATGGACAACGTAATTGATGAATACGGAGACATCTCGGGCGCACCCCCGACTATAATAAGGTCAGTGGAAGACGCCAAAGTAATTCGGGATGCCAGACTTCAGGCTCAACAGGAACAACAAGCTAAGCAAGATCAACTCTTAGCTGAATCAGCACAAAACGAGACCCTTGAAAAGAGAGCAACAGCAGCTGAAAAGTTCAGCAATGCTGGAGTTAATCTTAATGATCAGGGATTTAGTGTTCAATGAGTAAAAACGATACCAAAGAATTCGCCGCTTTAATGGATGCTTACACTAGTGTAGGTAAAACCTCAACCGGTCGACGAGTTCTATGGGATGTGCTCAGTATCGGAGGAATTTTTACAGCTTCCGTTGATCCTACTACAGCACAATTTTATAACGGCAAGAGAGCAGCAGCTCTAGAAGTTTTAGAGCAAATGAACGAAGCCGATCCTTCAATCTTTATAATGATGTTAAAAGAAAATCAGGAGAGAATAAATGGCTGATCCAGCACCAATATTACCAGCAGATCCACCACCAGGTAGTCCTCCCCCGGACCCATCACCAGGTAGTCCTCCCCCGGACCCATCACCAGGTAGTCCTCCCCCGGACCTACCAACAGGAAATGCTTGGTTGACAGAAAACGATCTTGGGGATAACCTTAAGTCCCACGAACGTATCACCGGCTTCAAGTCCGTCTCTGAGTTAGCTCAGGCCTACGTTGATAGCCCTACTGCTCGGACAGTACCTATAGCAGGTGATTACACGCTCCCGGAAAACTTTCCCCTAGAGGATTTCGGTGAGTTCGCAAATAAGGCGGAGTTAACTCAGAGTCAAGTTGATCAACTGATTAAATATAATCAGCGGACGACCGACGAGAAAACAGAAGTCTACAAAGTAGCCATGACACAAGAGCTCAACAAACTTCTTGATGGCTGGGGGGATAAACGTGACCACAACGTAACTCTCGCTCGAAGGGCCTTACGGACCTTTGATACAACAGATGGTCAGCTCGGGAATTTTTTGAAGGCGACAAGCTCGCATGAACATCCTGCGGTAGTCAACTTCTTTCATAACCTGGGTAAATTGTTGGAAGAGACTCCTTACCTTAAATCCGATACCATGACACCGAAGCAGCCTAAGAAGGCTTCTGACGTGCTCTATCCTACTCAAGGAGAGTAATTTATGGCTTTTGTTCCTGGCGTAAATGCCACCAACTATCCGACACTGACGGATGTGGCGAAGCGTTTGGATCCGGACGGCAAGGTTGCGAAAATTGTTGAGCTCTTGACAGAGACCAATGAGATTCTCGACGATGCTGTTTGGTTAGAATCCAACCTTCCCACCGGTCACCGGACAACCGTCCGGACGGATATCCCGTCGCCTGTATGGCGTCGACTTAACTATGGTGTGAAACCTACGAAGTCCAAGACGACTCAAGTCGATGATACCATCGGCATGCTCGAGGACTACGCCGAGGTGGATAAAGACCTGGCGATGCTGAATGGCAACACCGCTGAATTCCGTATGTCGGAAGATCGGCCTCACATCGAAGGTTTGAATCAAACACTTTCAACAACCATCCTTTATGGGGATACAACCGTGGACCCGGAAAAGTTCATGGGATTGACTCCTCGTTACAATGTCCTGGCCATCAATACTACCAAGATCGGCAATGCTAATGCCCAGACGTACGGCGAGCATGTAATTGGTGCCGGCGGTACAGGCAGTGACACCTGCTCCATCTGGTTGATCGTATGGGGACCAAATACGGTCTTTATGACTTTTCCGAAAGGTTCGAAGGCAGGCATCCTGCACGAAGATCTGGGTGAAGTCACCCTGTTCGATGACGATGGCGGCCGATTCCAGGGTTACCGAACTCACTATCAGTGGAAAGCTGGTATGTGTGTGAGGGACTGGAGATACGTCGTTCGCATCGCCAACGAAGAAGCCGACGGCACCACCTTTGACTATAAGAATATGGTCAAAGCGCTGTATCGGATTCCGACTCTCGGTATGGGCAGAGCAGCGTTCTATATGCCCCGTCAGATTATGGCTCAAGTGGCCATTGATGCGGCAGAGAAATCTAATGCAGCACTGAGTCTGAACGAAGTCTTCGGTAAACGGGTGGTATCGTTCTGGGGAGTTCCGCTCCGCCAGGTTGACTCTCTGCTGTTAACTGAAACGGCAATCACGTAAGGAGAGCCTGTATGATATTCGATAAAACCCAAATGGCAGCCGATGATTTGGCCCACGATGGTACGGTAACTGAAATCGACCTCGGTAATCCCGAGGCCGGTAGAGGTGAACCGATCACCATCAATTTCCAGGGTCACAGTCTCACAACGGCCACTTCGATCTCAGTTGACATTAAGACATCTGCTACTTCAGGTTCGGGTCACGCATCCGACCAGCTGATTGCCGGTTTGAGTGCAGCTGAGGCTAACAAGGGTCTTTCCCTGACACTTCCAGCTAACGCCGGGGTGAAACGTTATCTTCTGATGGTACTGACCGGAACGACTGGCGGCACGTTTACGTGTGGCATCGTAATGGGTGGTGCGCAGAACAACCCGTAACCGCTAGGGCAA